TTGGTGAACAAGGTAGAGAATTTGTTCTTGATGCAGACTCAACTGCTGCAATCGAAGGTGCGTTCCCTGGATTATTAAGTGCAGCAAACAAAGCAAAAGGATCTGCAGCGATAGAGGCACTGAGAAGTTTTGCATCATATGATATGCCTGAAGTTATTCCTATCCCTGTTCCTCAACGTTCTGCTTCACAACAGAATTCATATGGATCTATGAAGAAAGGTTCTACTAGAACCGTTGTAATGCCAGCAAAAGAAGCATTCAGTGATATTCTTTATATGCGTTAAATAGTAATAAGAGGTAATAAAAATGGCAGATACTAAGGTAACAGGCGCACAATCTACACCGGCTTTCATTGAGAAAATTGATATTTTCTCAACTAAAGATCCGAACAAGAGTGTCTCTGTTGTTAATGGGACAATTCAAGTAATGTATTATGAAAGTCTTTTACAAGATACCATAGTGGCAACAGTCTTGTTTACAGATGCTGGTAATGCTATTGATGATAAAAGTGCCGTTGAAGGACTACCCATTGTTGCATCTGAAAAAGTGCTACTTAAAATTAGAGATAATAATGATGTGCAGTTGGATTTAACTCTTTATAATGACAACTCTGGCTCTGTCGGAGATCAAACAACTAAGGGTGCTGTTAATCTGAGATTAGTATCAAAAGAATTTCTTTTAAATGATAAAGTAAGCGTTAATAAAAGACTTGATGGAAAGATATCTGATAGTGTTAAAACATTACTAACAGAGTTTTTAGAAACAGAAAAAGATGTTTCTGATATTGAAGAGTCAAATAATTTAAATGTAACACCTAAAAATTGGAAACCAATTTACACAATAAACTGGTTATCAAAACACGCAGCACCAACGTCAGTCACTCCTATTGGTAAGACAGCAGGATACTTTTTCTTTGAGACATCAGAAGGATATAAATTTAAATCAATTGATACTCTTCTAAGTCAGGAAAAGAAGAAATCAATCATCTATAACGAGACACCAGACTCAAGAGGTGCTAATATACCTGAGGGGTATGATTTAAAAGCAATCACTTATTTAAAAAAGAATAAAATTAATACCCAAGCAAAACTAGAGGCAGGAATTCAATCGACAAGACTAGTTGTCTTTGACCCGTATACATGTACATACGAAGTTTTAACACCTAATGCAAAAGGTAGTGATGGAACCGAAGGATCTTTAAAACTTGGAGGAAAAGAATTACCCACATTAAATCCAGAGTTAAATCGTGAGGGTAAAAATAAAGATTTCTCCAGAACAACATATATGATTCGTGATACCGGGACACAGCCCACAGGAGATACAAAGGAGCAAATTGAAAAAGCAAAAGAAGAAAACCTTAGACCAGAATTGATTATTAATCAATCAATTATGCGTTACAATCAGTTGTATACCACTGAAATTGAAATAACAATACCAGGAGATTTTTCATTACATGCAGGTGATGCTGTTTACTTTGATGCACCATCACCACAAAAGGATACAAAGAATGATGATATAGATCGTCAAATTGGTGGTCTATATATTATATCGGCATTATGCCATCTTGTTAATTCAGTAGGAACTTACACTAAATTAAACTTAGTAAGAGATTCTATTGGCAGAACAGGAAAAGCGAAGGATCCTACACCTCAATCAGGAAAACCTGCAACTCCCACGTCTATTCCTGGTGTGCAACCTTCCGTTCAGAGAAAATCATTTAGCAGCACATCAACATTTTAATAAAACCTATGGAAAGTATCGAGAAACATATTGAAAAGGATAAAGAAATCCTTCAAGACCCCACAACTAATCCACAAATGCGTCGTCATATTGAAGGCGAACTGCATGAGCTAGAAGAATATGTAGAACATCATAAAAAAGAAATCGAAGATGGTGATCACCACGACCCCTCTTACTTAGAACTTTACTGCGATCAGAATCCCTCTGAACCTGAGTGCTTGGTATACGACGACTAATGACACTAGAAACAGGATCTCTATTTAATTCTGGTTTTTTAGGCAATCAATTCTCTTGGTGGATTGGTCAGGTTGCTGACGATTCTGAATGGAGAGACAATCTTCTGCCCGGAAAATTCGAGGATGCTAATAGTATTCCTGGTTGGGGATTTAGATACAAAGTTCGTATCATGGGTCTCCATGATAAAGAAGAAGAATCTATTCCATCAGATCAGTTGCCTTGGGCAACTGTCATGTATACAGTCACTGCGGGTGGTGGACAGGCAAATGCGAGCACAACTCCTGCAATCAGACAGGGTAATTTTGTCTATGGATTCTTCATGGATGGACAGGACCAGCAGGTTCCTGTCATCATGGGTATTTTGGCTAACAATGCCCAGACCCCAATGGCAACTAAGATTGGGCAAACGGATACTAACTTTTCTGCGACGAGTGGATATGCAGATGGAAAAAATCCACCTCTAGGAAATGCCAAACCAACTGCTCCTGATGAGGGATTAGTTACTAAAAAACCATCAAATCCTCAACTAGCACAAGCACTTGCACCACCGCCACCAGGCACTAAGGTTAACAAATTTGGACTGAGACCTGATCAACCTCTTAGTGCAATTCCAGATGGTCTACAGGTTGCAAATGAAGCAAGAGAGAAAGCAAGAAACGAAGGTAAGTCTGTTCAGGAAGTAGAAGAAGCCGCAATGCAAGCGGTGGCAGATCATGTTAAAAATTTAAGAAGACAGCAACAATCTCCAACTACACCAAACACAGGTAATCCTACAAAAGAAAATCCAGATCCTCATCAATTATCTGCTGCTGATGTAAAACGTGAGACTAAACTAAAAGAATGTATTGTCGTAATGAAACCCGATGATATAGTTGGATCTGCCCTTAAAGCAATTCAAACAGTTCTTAATACCGTAACTGAAAAAATTAATTCATATCTCTCTGCAATATCAAGTTACATTGATGCTGTATCAAATACGATTTCAGACATACAAAAACTGATTAGTGATGCTGCCTGTCAGATTGCAAAGTATATGAAGATACTCTTTGATAAAGTCATGGAGTATGTATTGAAAGTTCTGAACAAAGCAATGACTAAGGTAGTTGCTGCGGTGCCAACTCATATGAGATCTATGATGGCTGACATCAAAGAAAAACTGACAGAACTTATTTTGTGTTTGTATGGTAAACTTACAAATAATATATGTGGATTAATTCAAGGTATTCTTGACGACCTTCTAAATTTTGATGATGCTGAGAGAAAGGCAAGAGAAAATGTAGACAATGTTCAGAATGATGAAATCAAAAGACAACCTTTTGTTGCTAGTTGTACGGCAGAAGATGTAGTTGGTCAAGCATTATATGCTAGTAAAACTGAAATTGATAGTGCAAATAATAATTTGGTTGATAATGTGAATGCCTTTTTAGATGACATTCAAAAAGAACTTGCCGGAGTTAGTGGTGCATTATCAGATATTCAATCTCTGATTGGTGGTATCGGTGGCAGTATCACAGCTGCACTATCGTTCAGTAATATTTCCCTGAATGTTTTTGGTTGTGAGTTATCACCAAACATTGCAGTCTCTGATAGTTATTGTCTGTCTCACGGAGGATCTGCAAAACCAGATACTTCACTACCAAGTGCCAAGTCGGTAGAAAATGCAACTAATAGAGAGAATGAAACTGCAAGGGGCAGACCACAAGAAACAGCATTTGCAGAACCACCTCCACAGACAGCAGATATTGATTTAAGAGATGGTTGATAAATATAAAGTATGAAGACAAAGTTTAGTCAATAATGTCATTCGATCTTTTTGGACCAGCAACGAGATGTGATATTAGGCTCGGATATATCGATCCTAATCAAGGGTTTGTTGATGGCCTGACGCTTAATGATGCAAATAAATATGCCAAGTTAAATCCTGGAACTAATTTTATTTTTAGAACCAGAGATAGAATTAGATTTTTAAGAATTAATGAAGTTAATAAGTTAACTGGAGATGATCTTACCCCGGATTCCTCTGCAGATGGAAAGGATGGTTGTCAAGGTATAACTGGTCTTGATATCTATGATGATGATAAAAATGTAAAACCTGAGGTATTTGTAGAAAGAAATCCTAAGGTTAGATTTTCTGGTGGTGGAGGTATCGGAGCAAAAGGTAATCCTATTTTTGGTAATGATGGTAGTCTTCTTGCCATTGATGTGATTGATGGTGGGTGGGGATATCAATATGCACCCGTCACTGAAGTTTTTGACCCATTTGGGATTGGATCAGGTGCAGTAATTCGATCCATTATGATTGGAGATCCTCAATATCCCGATTGTAAATTCAGTAAAACTTTTATAACCTACGAGAATGAAGAGGACTTTGAAGAACCAGACCTGACTATCTGTTCTCCAGAGTCTTCGGGTGGTTTCGGTAGAAGATATAATGCCGAGGGAGTTGATGTTGGACCATGGGATCCGACTGTATATGCTAACTTCGATGAGAGTCCTATAAAAGTAGAACTTCAGAGATATCAAGACTTTTTATTGTCATTGCAGGGTGGTCAAAAGATTAACATATCTGATAATATAATTCGTAATTGGTGGACAACAAGAAGATTTAAACCACTTAGGGTTATATCTGCTAATAAAAAATCCAGAGTTGTTCATGAAGTGGATTATCCCGCGTGGAGTGAATTTATGAATCGCAATGCGATTTCTCCAGTTCCTCCATCCAATGTCCCCGGAAGTGATTTTGCAGGTATAGAATATACAATGGAGTGGGAAGAAAACTTCCCTTATGATGGTACATACATTTTTAGATATCTTGCAGATAATATTGGCTCACTGTATCTTGACAATGAACTTTTAGGTAGCACTAAAAGATTTAAGGGTAATCCAGATAAAGTCAAAAAAATTGTCAAAG